TCATCGCAATCCGAGAACCGGTTCCTCGCATCGATGGACCCGACATTGACCCTCAAGCGTCCTGATGTAGGAGGTGACGGGCGCTTCGGGCCAGTCGCACTCATTGCCGTATTGGCGGACATATCGATCATAGGTGTTGCGGCCGGTGGACAGGACGACGGCGCGCCGGCTCTGGATCAGCTGCTGCGTCTGTTCGCATGTCATGGTGCGCGCATCCGGCCGGCCGTAAGCCATGCTTGTGGCGGCGAGCAGGATCGCTGCGGCTGTCGAGACGATTGGGCGAGCTGGCATGGTAGATCCTCTCAAGGGTCGTGCCCAACGCGCACCTTNTCGCTGCGGCTGTCGAGACGATTGGGCGAGCTGGCATGGTAGATCCTCTCAAGGGTCGTGCCCAACGCGCACCTTCGCCAGTGGTTCCGCAACCTTCACCCGGGTCTCCCGCAAGAGGCTGTTGCTGCGGCGCAATAATGCATGTCGCGCAAAAGCATGCCCTCGGGCCTGAACCGAGGGTGTGCAGCGGTTTTGCGATAACGACATGCATAAAACAACAACCTAAAGCGCGTCGCATGCGGCCGGTCAAACGCGACGCGCTTTAAGACAGGCGCGATCTCACTCCTCCTTCTCGGGCTTGAACCGCCTGACCACCACTTCGAAGACGATGTCCGAGATCCACATCGCCGAGACGCCGATGAGGAACGCCGCGGCCAGCGTCGTGGTGTCGTCGTTGGCTGGAATCGCCAGGCCGGTGGCGCGGAAATAATGCACCACCGGCAAGGTCAGGTAGGCCGCCGCCAGCGCGCCGCAGATCGGCGACGCCACCATCTCGCGAACCTTGTAGCGGTGGCGCGACAGGGCTCGCAAAATCCCGCCGGAAAGGCCGGCGACCACCACCGGCGCCTTGATGCCGAGCGCGTCGAGAAGTTCCTGTATCATGGCTTCCAGCCGCACCATCTGGCGCCCTTGCCGTTGTAGGCATTGATTTCGTCGAGCTCCGGCCGCGTCATTGCGGCGACGACGGCGGCGGACGCACGACGCGGCTGGTTGTGGTCGCACCAGACCTGGCGCGCCGGCGAAACCGGCGTTGCGCACCCGGCGAGCAGCAGGCCGCCAAACAGCAGGCACTTGGGCAACAGGCACCCGAGCAGCAGCATCAGCGCTTTGACCATCGCATCGCCTCCCGCCGTGCGGCTTCGTCCGGCAGGTCGCGCGCCAGGCGTTCGGCATCGGTCGCCTCGCGGTCCATTTCGAGGCGCTCCTCGACGGCAACGAGTTTTTCTGCCGCTCGCCTGGCCGCATCCTTGTTGGCCCGACCGCCGGCGACAAACAGGCCGATGCCGCCGGCGAGCGCGGCAAAAATCGCCAAGATCGTCGTGTTGCCGGCGAGCGCGCCCAGCATGGAAAGCACCCACATCTCAATTGCCCTCCACGGCAGGCTGGTTTCTGACGAGGCCGGCGACGCCGTCGCGCACGACATTGATCAGGATCTTGAGCAGGGCCAGCACCCCGGTGATTTTTAGCGCCAGGGCGGCGTCGATGCCGAACAGCGTCCAGTCGAAGCCGACCAGGCCGGTGAGCAGCAGGATCAGCACATTGATCAGATTGTGCGCGGCGTTGGTATTGAACCAGTTCATGGCTTTGCCTTTCGAAACCAGGAGGGGGCCTTTCGAAACAGGGAGAGGATTGCGGCGACCAACGGAGCCAGCACTGCGGCCCATAATCCGGACAACGATCCGGAAAACGGTCCGGACAACGGTCCGCGCCGCACTCCGGCTTTGCCCGGCTCTGCCTTGGCGGGCGTGAAACCGTTCGGTTGCGGCGGCTGCGGGATCGGAACCGGCGCCGGAGGCTGCGTAGCGGGCGGCGTGTCCCTGATCCCGGACCATTTGCGGAACGCCTCGGCAAGCCGGATATCGTAGGCGTTCTTCGCATAGGATGCGCCATTGTAGCCCTTGGCGAAGCCGGCCCAGTCATGCTTGCGCAATTTGCCGTCGAGCCGGTTGGCGGCGATGAAATTGACCGCCGCCGCCAGCTGCAGCGCCTCGTCCGCCATCATGGCTTCGATCATGGCCTGCACGGTGGGGAAGCCGGCCGCCCTGAAATTCTCGCCGAGCACCTGGCCGAGCCCCCATGACGCCGATCTGAGCGCCGCCGTCTCGTCGATGGCGCAGGCGGCTTTCAGGCGCGGATAGCTGTCGCGGGGATAAGGCTTTTCGCCCCATTTGGCATAGGCAAGGCCGGCCGCTACCGCCCTTGCCCGAGCGGCGCCCGCCAGATTGCGGTAAAACACATGTGGCTCGAACAGGATGACCGGCCGGCCCTGGGCGTCGAAGCCATGCCCGCTGGTTTCGACATCGAGAAAGGCGTGGATCTCGTCTTCGCCGACGCCGATGCTGGCGCCAAGTCTTGGCAGATCGAGATCGTCGAGGCGCCTGGCGGCGCCCTTGAACGTCATGTCCATCGTCTTGTCCTTTCCCAGGTTGATGTTTGCAGGCGCCAGCTTGATGTTTGCAGGCGCCCGGTTGATGTTTGCAGGCGATTGTGTGAAATGGCCCCAGGCTGAGGGGATTGGCCGAATGTCGCAACACGAAGGAACGGCGCGCTGGACAGTGAAGGCCGAGCTCTGCGCGGTCGGCCGCGACAAGCCGCTGCTTGTGGCGCTGGCGGTGATCCTGTGCCTCTATTGCGGGCTGATAGCCGGGCCGATCGTCTATGCGTTCCTCGCCTTCCAGGGCATGGCGAATTTCTTCAACTGACGGCATTGACCAATTGAGAACAGCTCGATCCGTCTTGCCATCGGGATGGAAACCGCTTAGCCGGAATAAACTGCTCCCATGAACCGTTCATACCCCATGGGGACAGGTGCGGGAGGGCGCGTGACAATCAGGATCAGGCTTCCGGGCGGGACACTGAAGATCAAGAAAAAGGACGAGCTGCGCCGCCGCGAGCAGAAGCGCCAAGTCCCGGTCTGGCGGCTTGGAGACTATTTCATCGTCTGGTGGCCGAGCAGCATTTCGGATCGTCCGTCCGGACGCCCGCCAAAGGGAGTGGGTGAATAGTGAATAGTGAATAGTGAAGAAGGTGCTCTCACTCTACTCACCACTCACCACTCACTACTCACTACTCACTACTACCATTCACCATTCACCCGCCCGGACCGTTCTTGGAACCGGTCCCGGAAAACAGCCGCAGAAAGAATCAACGATCAGCCCTTGACTCTTCCGCCACGGAAGCTCTCTAAGTCGCTGCATTGCACAACGGGGGTTGGGAGCAATGGCAGTGCGTATCAGGTTGCCGGGCGGCACCTTGAAGATGAAGGTATCGGGAGTTGCGCGAGCGTGAGCGCGCCCGCCGCATCCCGGTTCTGAAGCTGGGCTCGCTGTATTTCAGCTGGTGGTCGAACCGGCCGCGTCCGTTGAACGACCAGCCCGACGACGATCCAAACCGATCTCAGGCAGCGCCTTGACGGCCCGAAAAAAGCCGTCCTCGGGCGGCTGCGCTTGAACCCTTCCGGTCAAGCCAGCAAACGCGCGCATCGGCGGTTGACTCTTCGGCTGGGGAAGTTCTCTGATTGCTGCATCGCACATCATCATTGAATTGCACAGCGGAGTTGAACCGATGGCCGTGCGCATCAAACTGCCGGGCGGCACCTTGAAGGTAAAAGTCTATCGCGAATTGCGGGGGCGCGAACGCGAGCGCCGCGTACCAGTCATGAAGGTGGGTTCGCTGTATTTTGTCTGGTGGTCGAACAGCCAGCCTCACAACAAGCCGCAAGACAGCCGTCATTAGCCCGTTGCCATTCGCCCGCGCCTTGGCGCAAGCGAATGGTTGGCGCTCTATGATGGGACGACGCTCATTGATGAGCGAAGGCATCATTTCATTTCACCAGGTCGCGGTCCGGCCGCACCAAAGCGTCGGCCGGAACGTCCGACCGTACGATTGAGCCGGCTGAAATTATCGCCCGGTCGCCGATCGTGACACCCTTCATTATCATGGCACTGTTGCCGATCCAGACATCATCTCCGATTGTGATCGGTGCTGAGCGGATGCCTGGGTCGACGCGCGGGTGGCCTTCGCGAAAGATGGCCTGCATCTGCGCAAAACGCTTCTGCGGGTCCATGGGATGCGAGTTGGTATCGTGGATCGCCATCCCCCACGAGACGTGGACATGTTTGCCGATCTTGATCCCCACCGGATCCGATGACCAAATCGTCGAGCCTGGACCAAGGTAGAACCAGTCATCGATATTGATCCGACCCTCATGGGCAAAGACCTGCAGATGTCCGTCCAGATGGCTGTCCGCGCCGATTGAGACCCGGGACCTGTCGCCATGAATATTGAAGATCTCCGCCCCGGCACCGAACTTCGTGCGCGGCCCGATGACGGCATTCTCCCTTGCGGCGCCTGTGGCGATCCAAGACGAAAAGCGGCGGCGACCAGCGAGAATAGTGGAGAAGATACGCATCAGCGAACATCTGCCACACGCCACCATTTCAGTCTAGGCATCGAAGAGACCCCGACGCACCATTTGACGCAGGCATTCGGCGTCATAGGTGGCATGGCGCCGGCTGCCGGTTGCATTCGGATGCAGCTCGTCCGACATGTACAGTGCCGACGTGAGGTAGCCCATGTCGCTCTGGGAAATGTCGATGAACGGGATTCCGAGCGCGCGTGCCACATAGCGCTCCGCCTCGAAGAACTGATCCATCGTGTTGCCCTGACCGTTGACACGTCCGATTCGATGGGTCGCGTGGCTGGGACCGCCGCTGTACGTTCCGATCATGACGATTTTAGCGCTCGGTGCCTGCAAGCGGATAGCGACGCAGCCCGCCCACAGCGACCCATAGTGAGTGCCATAGGTCGTGTCGCCGAAGGCACCCAGAGGCGTCTCTTGCGCGCCGAAGGCGTTCGGGCCGGGCTCCAGAGTGACGATCTCCGTATCGGCCGGAATGTCGACGATTTGTTGGACATTCCGTAGCTCGGGTAGCCAGTCGTGCTCAGCCCCAGCGCAGAGCCGCTGACGCCAAGATTGGTAAGTATCATCCCCGTCTGTCCGGCGAGGAAAGGCGCGCATAGTAGGCGCCGATCGTGATGCTTGAGCCAAGCGCTGCCCATTTTTTGTCGACAAGAGCAGCCGAGCCGTCATCATACAGGTCCCCGCCGAGGCTGGTCGGGTCGGACAGGACACCCAAGTATAGCCCGTCATTAGGGATAGCTGTTGCGCCTGCACTGTGCGCCCACGGCAAAACCGAAAGGTCTTCCGAAAATAAATTGAGGTTCGGGCCGCCGTTGATCCTTATAGTCGAGGACTGCACGTGCAGGCCGGACACCCCGTCACCAACGTAGGGGCGGGCCCTGTGGCAGAGAATATCCGGTGCTGCGGGTTCATGCCGCCGGCAACATCTGCCTCTTGATTTATCTTGATCTTGTACCAGCCGCCACCTAGCGGAGCGATCAAGGCTGTAGCCGGCAACGGAAACGTCGAGTTGGTTGCGACGGACCCCACTTCGAGATTGGCCGTAACGTCGTACCGAGCGCCTGAATTGGAGAACAGGTTGAGCCGGAGGCGTTCATCACGCTTCGCGATAACCTCGATCTCGACGTCATCGCCGATAACAAGTCCGGTACGGGGTTGCCAGAAGGCCGGGCTTCCCGAACCCACTGGTTCCACTAGCTTGGTGGCCGTGAGCCTGCCGTTGATTAGTACGTCCAGCCGGTTCACGGTATCTTCAAGTGCCGGGACAACAAGCGCCTCCGGCGCGGCCGTGTTGATCACGTCAGCAAGGTTCTGCCTAGTGAACGTCAGGCTCGTCGGGTCGCTGCTCGGGAACAGGTTGACGGTCGTTCCCTGCTTCTGCATGACATGCTTCCGGACGTATATCCCGGACACGCCATCGCCTGTATAGGCGGCAGGAGATATGCGGCACTGTGCATTGCCCGGCCCAGTTGCGGTTATCTGGGCAGTCACCTTGAACTTATACCACCCGACGCCCAAGGCCGTCGCGACGGCGCTGGATTAGATTAGCCCCACCAGAAGCAATGACGGTCCCTTCCAATAGATTGAGCGTAGCATTGTACGCCGCCCCCGCTGAGGTGTTGATAAGCTGGACAGTCCCGCCTTCATCCGCCTTAGCTTCAACAATGTGCTCAAGAGTATCGCCGCTGACATATGGGAAGGCGGCTCTATAGAGGGACGGGTTGATGCCCGCCCCGGCTGCCTCAATGAGCTTTGCAGTTGGACACTGGCACGCTCGAGGATACGGTCCACGTCAGACAACAGCGAGGAAGTTGCCGCCCGAACGCCCGTGTCGGTCGCCGCCGGCCCCAACGTCACATTGTAGAGGCCCAGAACGCCGGCTGAAACCTCGGTCCAAAAGTACTCACCACCTCGACATTCCGGCCCAAAACCGCCGCCGCACTTGCGCCGGCCAATCCCGCAGAGGCCGCGAAGCTGGAAGCTGGCGCCGCCGTGTAGGAGCCGGGGGCGGTGATCAGGATCATCGTCACTGCACCGTCAGCGACAACGAAGCGGCCAGCGCCGCCAGAACCGGCGCCGCCGGTAAACGCCACATCGAAAGTGCCGTCCGTGCCGCCGGCGCCGCCGACCAGGGCACTAAAGCCAGCCACACCAAAAGCCGACCGCGGCGGCCGTCGTCGGGAAGATGCCCTTGCCATACAGCGACGCGTCGCGTGCCGCCTGGGCGCCGGCCAGGTTGGCCGCCGTGGAAGCGACATCGGCGGCGGTCTGTCCGGCATTGGCAGCGGACGTGGACGCGCTGGCGGCGGCTTGGCCGGCACTGGCCTCGGTGGCATGCTTCGGCACCTGCGTTTCAACGCGCAGCGTCACCACCGCACCGACCACCTCCGCAATGTCGGGCGGCACGAACGGCGCAAAGGCGATGGCATCGCGGCCCACCACCGGCGCGTCGGCGCTGAATTCAAACACCCGGCCGGCATTGATTGTCCCAACCTGGGTGTGGACCGTCGTTCCCTTCTGCAAGGTGCGGGCGGTGCGGGCGTCGGCGGCGCGGAACCATTCGCCTTCGCTCACCGTGTAGATGCCGTTCTGCGTCGGGTCGGCCTGGTCCTTGACCAGCACGCGGTCGCCGACCTCAGCCGGCACGCCGTCGATGGTCTGCAGGCGATGGAGCAGGATGCTGGCCGTGGTCGCCAGGCGCACGGGTTCGCGTTCGCCGGTCAGAAATCGAACGGCGGCAGTTGCGGGTCGGGCCATCAGGCTTGCTCCATGAAAAAAGCCCCGCGAAGCGAGGCTTGAAAGTGATTTCAGCGGGCGCGGGACGCGCGGTCCATGGCACGTCGGCGATTGGCCGAACCCCCGCGCCTTCGTCATCCCAGTGCGGAGCAAGGAGCGAAGCGACGCAGCGCAGACCCTGGGATCCGTTCCGTTACCTTGGAGCGCTGCTGCGGTGCAGAACCTTTGATCGCCGAGGGACAGCGCCCGGACAGCGCCCCCCTCTGCCCTACCGGACATCTCCCCCTTGTGGGGACCACACGGGGGGAGATTGGCAGCTTCGCCGACACCTCACCCCTTACCCCTACCTCCCCTCCAGCCGCGCCGCCTTCTCCAGCGCCGCCAGTTGCGCTTCGTCGAGTGTCAAAAACCCCATGATGTGCTGCACCACTTCGGCGCGCGCATTGCTCAGCGCGCTGTGCAGCTCGAAGCCGTTCGGCGTCCTGGTCTTGGCCAGCCACTCGCCATAGGATGGACGGCGGTAATAGCCGGTCGCCGCCGTCAGGTCGGCCAGCACCATCTCGCCGTCCTGGCCCGAGAACACCCTGAGATAGGCCCTGGTCAGCGCATCCTGCGCCTTGGCCGGGCCGCCGGCCTGGCGCGAATGGGCGAAGCGTTTGCCGCTCATGCGCCGCCCTCGCCGCCCTGCGGCATCAGCCCGCTGAGACTGTCGAGCAGGCCGCTGTCGCGCGCCTGGACCGCCGCCGGCACGGCATCCCTGGCAACCTTGCCGGCGGCGGCGATCGCCGCCATGCCGGCCTGCGCTTGTTGCGCCCTGGCTCGGGCATCGCGAATATCAGCCACCTCGTCCTGGCGGCGAAAGATGCGCTGCGGGCTGCGGCCGGCGCTCTGCACGATCTTCAGCGCCTCGTCGCCGTCGATATTGTCCATCACGCCGGGGTCGAACTGCGCCATCTGCATGGCCGTGGTCACGACCTGGATGGTGTCGCGCGCCTCGGCCGAGCGGCGCAGCACGTCGAGCGGGCCGGTGAAGGTCGGCCGCACCGCCTTGCCGGCGAGGCTCGCCGGCGGCAGGAACCGGCTGTCTTCCTCATACAATCCCTTGTCCTCGAGGATACCGAGCTCGCGGTCGAGATTGGCGGCAAAGCCGGCCTGGATGATCGAGCCGGAGGGCCCGAGCAGCGCGCCCTTCTCCTCCTGCCGGATCAAGGCCTCGGTGGCCGTCATCTGCGGGTTCTGCACCAGCGTCTGGAACAGGTTGACGAACATCATGTCGCGGATCTCCTCGGCCCGGCTTTCCGCGTAGTCGAATGCATAGGTCGGGTTCTGGCCCACAGCGATCGGCGCAATCAGCGGCCGGCCATTGTCGTCGATGAGGCCGGGATAATTCTCGCCGGGATTGAGCACCGGCACATAGTCGAGCCGTGCCTTCGAGGCGGTCGCCGGGTCGGTGATCTGCTGCAGCGCCCTGAGACCCGAGCGGCGCACGGCGTTTTCCTCGCGCACCGTGGTCAGCGCCTCGATGGTCGGCGAGATGCCATAGGGGTCGCCCTCATGGCGGCGCCAGTTGAAGCAGGACACCGGGAAGGAGCGGAAACCACTCTCCCTGACGATGACCTCCTCGTCCTCGACGACGTGATAGGAGGCGAACGCCGTGTCGAGATACTGGTAGGTGCCGGAAAGCCGGTACATCTTGCGCTCGTCGCGCGGCTGGATGCACTGGATCAGTGAAATCTTGGTCTCGCATTTGGCCGGGTCGTCGACCAGCATCTTGATCCGCGCCGGCAGCTTGTCATAGCCGAGCAGCTGCGCCGCCTGCCGTGCCGTGCGCTCATAGCGGCGGTGGAAAATGTCGACCTGGCCCCAGCGGTTGCGGCAGAGATAGCCCTCGACCACCGGGATCGAGGCATAGCGGATCAGCGTGCCGCCAAAGCCCTCCTCGGCGTAGAGATAGGCCGGGCCATAGCGCACGACGTTGCGCAGGCAGGCCTGCGTCGCCGGCACGAAATTCGAATTGGCCGAATAGCGCAGCGCAAACAGGAAATCGCGAAGCGCCTCCGCCCATTCCTTCTCCTCCTCGCTCTCCTCGTCATTCACGGCGGCGGTCGACAGCCCGTGCCATTTCTCCGACTGCGGAATGATCAGGCTTTCCAGCCCCGCAGCCAGCCGGTTGGCGGCCGAGTTGATGGTGTTGGCGTAGACTCGGGCGCCGCGCCGCTCGTGCCGCTCGGCCTGCGGTTCCGCGCCCCGGCGCCCACTCCAGACATCGGGCGCGTCGGGGTCGCAGAATTCCGACACCGCCTCCCAGACAGCCTCATACTGGCTGCGCTCGCTCTCCAGTTCCGCCTGTCGCGACAGGATATCGTGGGCACGGGAATCGCTCGCCATGGCATTTCCTTGTTCTGATGTATCAGCTTGTTCGAAGCCCAGATATTGCCAAGGCCAGGTCGAATTTTGTTCTCTTTTGCGATGTTCAAGGGGCGCGGGGCGGCGACTCAAGGAGATCGATTTGATAGTGACGGAAAGCCTACCCGGCGCCCTGAAGCGGCGAAGCAAGCAGGTTGCAAAGCGGCTGATCGGCTACGATTCCCGCAACTGGCTGCGCATCAGGCAGATCGAGGCGTTCACCGCGTTTCTCGAGGCCGACGGCCGCAAATCCTCAGACGTGATCGAGATCTCGCCCGGCTGGAACCGCCACTGGAAGACGATATGCTCGAACTACACCTCCGTCGATTTCTCCGACTTCGACATCTGCAAGGACCGCACCGACCGGCAATATTCCGTCGTCATCGCCGACCAGGTGCTGGAGCATGTGCAGCGCCCGTTTGCCGCGGCACAGAATATCCACGCCATGACCCGGCCGGGCGGCTGGGCGATGGTGGCGACGCCGTTCCTGTTCAGGGTGCATGCCAGGCCGCACGACTACAACCGCTGGACCGCCGCCGGCCTCAAGCAGGTCCTGGTCGAGGGCGGCTTCCCCCAGGCAAACATTGAAGTGTTTAGCTGGGGCAACAAAGCCTGCGCAAAAGCCCATATCGGCGGGCCGGTGCGCGCCTACGGCCTATGGCGCGACCTCAGCAACGACGAGGAGTACCCGCTGATGGTCTGGGCCTTCGCGCGCAAGCCGGGGTGAGAGCGCGCAGAGTTCGACGTCGGTGCTTGAATACCCCCCTCTGTCCTGCCGGACATCTCCCCCTCAAGGGGGGAGATTGGATGTCACCTCGGCTTTCGCCAACCACCAACGCTGGAAGGCCGGCGGGACGCAGAAGCTGCCAATCTCCCCCTTGAGGGGGAGATGTCCGGCAGGACAGAGGGGGGTGCTGCCAGGCGCTACCCTTGTCGCCACGTCACACCCCCAACAGCACGCGGCGCTGGCCGCTGAGTTTGCTCGGCGACAGATCGGTCTTGACCGTGCCGGCGGTGCCCTGGCGCTGCTCGAGCTCAGCCCGGAGCGCTGTTTCGCGCGCCTGCACGTCCTTGTCGGCAATGGTCGGTGTCGGTGGCAGCGGCTTCAGCGCCGGCGGCTTTTGAAAAAGGCACATGGTTCCAGCTTTCTCCAAAGTCAGACGACCCAAAGTCAGACGACCTTGTCCAGTCGTAGAGCAAAAAATCTTCGCCGTTGCGACCGTAACCCGGCAGGCGGCAGCGTTGCGTGGCGCCAAGCCGGGCCAGCCAGCGCAGCGCCAATTCATTGGTGGCCAGCGCCCGCGCCTCGACCCGCCAGGCGCCGTGCGCGGCAACCTGCGGACCGAGCACGGCGTGAAAGAACTCGGTCATGCCAGGCACGCAGCGCTTCATGCGGCGCGTGCCCCAGCTCCAGGCGATCCATAGGCCGCCGCGCTGCTCGGCGGCGCCAAAGCCGGCCTCCGGATTGCCGTTCAGCTCGGCGACATAGGCAAACCCCTGCAGCGCCGTCAGCGCCAGCAGCGCCGGCGACCATTCGTCGAACTGGCAGTCGATCTCCGTCCGGTCCTCGGTCCGCAGATTGGCGGCGATGTAGGAGAGGTCGCGCAGCGTAGCGCTGACAATGCGAACGGTCATCGGCGGGGTCCCCTCACCGGAACGCCCCCAGCGGATCGCTCTGCCCTGCCTTTCGCCGTGCCATCTTGAACTCGGCCGGGTCGACCACCGCTTCCCTCAGCATCATCACGCCATAGCGTGTCGCCGCCATCAGATCGTCGCGCAGCTTCACCACCTGGCCGTCTTTGCGGTGGTAGAGCCGAAACTCCTCGAACCAGGGCAGAAGCGTCGAGAACACCTTGAAGCGGCCGCTCTGCATGCGGTCGAGCATCTCCATCAGCCCGGCCTCGACCGACACCGAACCGTCGGCGAACTGCGCATGGCTGGAAAGCATGTTCAGCCCATGCGCGCCATATTGCCGGGCAAGTGCCACGCCCGCACCTTCCAGCGTCTCGCGGCGGCCGTCGCGCGGCCACGCCCAGGGCAACCATTCGCCCCACGGTTTCAGGGTCAGCGCCTGCATGGCCGGCGTTTGCTGCGAGGCTCGGCAGGCTTTGGCGACATAGACGACGTCGGCCTCGGTATCCCAGGCGAGTTCGACAGCAGCGGAAGGGTGATCCCAGCCGAAATCCAGCGCCCCGAGCCGCGGCCAGTAGCGCGGCAGCCGGAACGGCTCGCAGGCGATCAGCTCCTCCGCCAC